GGAATCTCCTGGGGATACCCCAAAAGCACGGCATCAGGCCACACCGGAAACCGTCGCAGGGCTCACGAGCGCTGCGGCGGGATGCGGTAAGCAATCCGAATTCACGCGCCTGACAAGCCTGAGCAATATGTTCCAGTGCTGGAGCAAGGCAAAAAAGAACAAGTCGCAAAATCTGCGGGTGCAGCGCTTCGGCGATGACCCATTGCGTTACTTGGTCACCATTCAAGCCAAGCTGCGCGACTGGAGCTATAGCTTTGGCCCATACAAGACTTTCACTGTGCGCGAAAAGAAATTCCGGCACGTTGTCGACGCACCGATGAAAGATCGCGTGGTGCACTGGATGCTGTACCAGTACATGTTGCCGATCTGGCAGCCACGATTCATCCACGATACATTCGGCAACCTCCCTGGACGTGGCACACACGCCGCCGTACAGCGTTTGGCTGACTTCACTCGGGCGGCCGGCACAAGCTGGGTGCTGCAGTTGGATATCTCGAAGTATTTTTATTCGGTCAATCATGCGATTCTCAAGGCGCGTGTATTGCGATTCATCGGTGATACCAGTCTGCGCCGGTTGATCATCAGCCTGATTGATTCATTCCAAACAGACGCTCAGTTTGACGAGCTCTTCGCTCCTGACAGCATGTACCGCACCACGGCCGCCAAAGGCATGCCGATTGGCAATCTGTCATCGCAGCTCTTCGCAAATATTTTCCTCAATGACTTTGACCACTGGGTGAAGGAAGTGCTGCAAATCCGCCATTACATTCGATATGTAGATGACATGGCTATCTTGGGTGACTCCCGCGCCGATCTGCTCCGCATTGGCGAACAGATCGTACAAAAGCTTGCTGCCGATGGTTTGACGATTCACCCTTTCAAGATTCGTCTGGCGCCGACCGCCGCTGGCGTGCCGTTCCTCGGATATGTCGTGCATCCAAACCACATTTCAGCCGGCAAGTATGTACGCAGCCGGTATCACTACCGCCTGCGACAGCACGAAACAGGCGGCTACGACCGCACCGAGGCGCTTGCCTCTTATCAAGCCATGTTTGCCCATACGGGCGCCACCTACTAAGGATAGATGATGTTAAAAAATGCCACGATTTACCGCTTGTCTGCACCATGGGCTATGACCGCTGAAGCACTGGAATCGCTGCTGGTGCCGCAACGATTCGCCCCGCTGTCGAGCCTTGAAATGAAGTCTCAGGGCTGGGCGCCGGTTCGCGAGCATGGCACCCTAGTGCATGTAGTCAATCATCAGATTCTGCTGAGCTTACAAACTGAGTCCAAGATTCTGCCTGCCAAGGTCATCAATAAAGTGGTCAAGGAGCGCGCCATAGAACTGGAAGAGCAGCAAGGCTTTCCGCCTGGTCGCAAGCAGACCAAGGAACTGAAGGAGCAGATCACAGACGAACTATTGCCGCGTGCGTTGAGCAAAGTCGCATCGATGTTCACTTGGATTGACCCGGTGAACGGCTGGCTGGTATGCGATGCCAGCGCCACTGCCCGCGCAGAGGATGCGCTCAAGCTGATGCTCAAGGCAATCCCAAAGTTCCCGCTGGAAACGCTGCGCACCGTCCGCTCTCCCCTAGCTGCGATGACAGACTGGCTTGCCAGTGACGAAGCGCCAGCAGGCTTCACTATCGATCAGGATGCGGAGTTACAGGCCAGCGGCGACAGCAAGGCAACGGTTCGCTTCGTGCGCCACACGCTGGACCCGGACGACGTGCGCCGCCATATCGAGTCTGGCAAGCAATGCACGCGCCTGGCGATGACCTGGAGCGACCGCATTTCGTTCACGCTGACCGAGGGCGGAGTCATCAAGGGTATCAAGCTGCTGGATGTGCTCAAGGAGGATAGCGACGGATCGAGCAAAAACGAGGATGAGCGCTTTGATGGCGACTTCATGCTGATGACTGGCGAGCTCAATAAGTTGCTGGGCGATTTGGTAGCGGCGCTGGGCGGCTTTATTGTTGAGGGCGCTGAGCCAGTCCACGGCACTCCCTCAGTAGCGGCGCAGTCACCAGAGAGCGAGCTGCCTGATGACGAACTGTATGACCAGGCCGTCGCAGTGGTGCTCAAGAATCGGCGCGTCTCAATCTCACTTGTGCAGCGGCATTTGCGGATCGGCTACAACCGTGCCGCCCGTTTGCTGGAACAAATGGAGGTCAACGGCGCGGTTTCGGCGATGCAATCGAATGGCAATCGCACCATCTTGGCCGTATGACCATCACATATGGCTCTGTCTGTAGCGGCATTGAGGCGGCTAGCGTCGCAGTGCATCCGTTTGGCTGGAAGGCTGTATGGCTCGCTGAGATCGAGCCGTTCCCGTCTGCCGTGCTGGCGCATCACTACCCAGATGTGCCGAACCTTGGCGACATGACCAAAATTGCTGACCGCATCCGCACTGGTGAGGTTGCCGCCCCAGACGTTCTTGTGGGTGGAACTCCCTGCCAAGCGTATTCAGTCGCTGGCCTGCGCGCTGGAATGTCCGACCCTCGCGGGGCCTTAACTATGTCTTTTGTGGAGCTTTCAGATGAAATTGATGCAGCTCGATCTATTCGAGGCCTTGCCCCTTGCGTTATCTGGTGGGAAAACGTACCAGGAGTCCTCAGCTCCAAGGATAACGCCTTCGGTTGTTTCCTTGCGGGACTTGCCGGCGAAGATTGTGAATTGCAGCCGCCAGGGGGCAAATGGCCGAACGCTGGTTGTGTCGTTGGCCCCAAAAGAACAGTCGCGTGGAGGGTCTTTGATGCCCAATATTTCGGAGTGGCCCAACGACGCCGCCGTGTGTTCGTTGTCGCAAGTGCTAGAAAAGACTTTGATCCCGTCTCAATACTTTTTGAGTTCGAAGGCGTGCGCCGGGATTCTGCGCCGAGCCGAGAAGCGGGGGAAAGCACTTCCCATCCAATTGCTGGTTGCCTTACAAGTAGTCGCCTTCAACGGATCGGCGACCCGACAGGGCAGGACCCAGTAGTCGCCGTCGTGAGCGCCGGCGAAACGGAAACGTTGCTTGTCCAGAGCATTGCCGGTGCACTACAGGCCAGCGGTAAGGCCGCCGGCAGCGCAACACAACAGGATGCAGAAAACGGCATGTTGGTACCTCTGTCTGTTGCCCTCCGTGGCCGTGAGGGTGGCGCAACCGCTGAGTTAGGTGACGAAGTCGCTGGGTGCCTTCGCGCAAGCGGAGGGGGCGGAGACAAAGCGCATGTTCTGGCGCCTATCGCATTTGACTGCAAAGCATCCGGCCAATCCGGCTTCGGTGTTGGTGAAATCGCCAGCACCATGCGCTCGATGAACAGCGCAACATCGCACGCCAACGGCGGTGGGCATCTTGCCGTGTGCGTGACCGGCGAGATCTCGCACACCTTAAAGGCCGATGGATTTGACGCCAGCGAAGACGGTACTGGGCGCGGTCAGCCGATTGTTGCTGCATTCATGGAAAACCAGCGTGGTGAAGTCAGAGTATCCGAAGCTACTGATGCATTGACTCGTGGAGGTGGCAAGCCAGGTCAGGGCTATGCGGCTGCGATGGTTGGCATGGCTGTTCGCCGGCTGACTCCTCGCGAGTGCGAGCGCCTGCAATCGTTTCCAGATGACTACACGCAGATTCCATTCAGATCACGGAAGAAGATCGAGGCGAGCACATTGCTGTACCTGCGATTGACGCATCCGGAGCTCAGCATGGACGAAGCTAGGCAACTTGCCGCTGACGGGCCCAGATATAAAGCACTCGGCAACTCAATGTGCGTTTTCAATATGCGTTGGATTGGACGCCGAATTGATGCTGCACTTCGTAAAAACCAAATTGTGAGGGCAGCATGAGCAAAGAAAAAACAGCAGCGCACTACGTAGAGCAAGCGGCTATCAAGGATCAGATTGTAGAGTGGTCAGAGCAGATTGCGCTTAAGGTAGCGAAGAATGCTGGGGTTGCTCCGCAGTTGTGCTTCCCCCATATCTACCTTGGCCTGTCCGACATTCTTCTATCTCAGGCAGCCGCGCCGCAGGTGCCAGCGCAGGCCGACAGCGCAGCAGAACGCCAAGCCGGATATCTGGAAGGGCTGGAGGCGGCGGCGAATTGGATTGAATACGATGAAAGTGACACTGGCGCAAATTTTGCTGCGAGTATCCGCGCCCTGAAATCCGAGGTGAGCAAATGAGCAAACCATTTAACGTTGATGTAGAAACAGACATTAACAAGCGTTGGGAGTCTGGAGCCGAACATCATCCAAAAAGTGTGGAACTATTCAAAGCGTTAAGCAAAATTGATTACGACCACTGCGATGATTATTTCTGCTGGAAATCCGGGGGCGATGGAGATAACGGAGAAACGTTCATGTATCAGCTTGATATTTACTTTGAACGGCTTGAAGCCCTCCAATCGCAAGAGGTGAAATCATGAGCTTGGGTGAATTCATCAAAAAACGACGTAAAGCAAAGAAGCTCACGCTACAGCAAGTAGCTGCTATGGCTGGCACTAGCAAATCATACATCTGGGAGCTTGAAAACGGACGCACACCGAATCCCGGATTCTTAAACTGCATCTATATCGCGTTTGCAGTTGGCGCAAGCATGGATGAGATGGCAATAGCCGCTTGCGATGGCGTGAGAGACGCGAAGCTTGGACTTGGGAAAAACAAGAGGTGAAATCGTGAAAGAACTGAACATTGAACAAGAGCGCCGCGAGTTTGTTGCCGCCGCTGAAATTGAATTTCGCAATGATGAGTCATTCACCAAGCGCGACTTTGCCGTCGGCTTGCGTACATGGCTTGCCGCCAAGCGGTCTATGGGTGGCGCGGAGGTGGCGGGCAATGATGAGCTTGAGGCTACAGCTAAATATCTTAGCGAAGTCCAGAGTGGATTAGAACGTGCATGTCGCGCAGAGGATGCGCTTTGCTCCCTGGTTCGGCAGATTCAAAGAACAAGCCCAGTTGATGATCATGGACATGATTTCAAGATGAATACTGCATATCTTAGCGCAGTGCATTTAATTGATGAGGCATTGGAGAAAACAAAGTGACTGATGAATTAATCACCAAGGATGGGGGTAGATATAACGTCCTTCGCCGCTGGCACCCGAGGTTGGAAATAAGATACTGGACTGGTCAATGGTGGGAACCGCTTTATGGTGAAAAGTTGGATAAGTGCATTGATGATCTAGAAAAAGTTTCGCAACAAACTATGCATCAAGTCCCATTAAATCAGAACGATACAACTGATGAAGAGACTCTCGTCGCCCCGCTATCGCCTGCAAGTGCGGAGCCGGCGCAAAAGGAACTGGAGAGCATGACGCGGATGTTCAATGCTGCATGCGTCGATCTTGGTCTGATCAATGAAGCTCTCGGCCTCGATCCTGATGACGGCGGTGCGGAGCCGATCCTTAGCGCCATCGAAGAACTAAAGAGCGAGCGCGACAAATGGGTGGATGCTCAATACGCCGCTCCGCCATACACAGATGCGAAGGACCGTGAGCGGCTGGATTTCATGTTTGCCAACGATGCGTTTCTGAGCCGAAGCACCGCTGACGCTGGCGTAGTCGTCTACCAGCTAATGGCGCAAGACGAGGACGAGGAATACACCGAATTGTCGGGAGCGCACGTATTCTTTCCATCGCCACGCGCAGCCATCGACGCAGCTATCGCAGCAAAGGAGGCGGCAAAGTGATCAAACTAATTGAAGCTGCTGAAGTCAAGCGCGACGACGACGGATACTGGTATCACCCTGATGAGCCGGATTTTGACGAAGACATCCAAAAATATAACGCTTGGCTCGAAGAACAAGGCCTGGAAATTCGCTACAAATCACTGGAAGATGAGGGCGAAAGTCATCCGGCGCATGCGCGTTACTGGCCCGATAATTGGGAGGATGGCAGCCCGAATGTTAGCGACTGGCATCCAGATCAGCCTGCTGGTGATGGTTGGTTTACTCTATCAATTCACGATACCGAAGATGGCCCGGTTTGGGTGTGGGTGCGCCGCAAGGCTTATTTCAAGGATGCATCATGAGCCAGTTACCAGAGTTGCCGCCCTGCCCGTTCTGCGGAGCAGTCCTTGCAGAGAAAGCGCCTAAATCAAAGTACTTCATTCATCCAGGCAACGATTGTCTTCTTTCGCACTACGAATTCGATATGAACGGGAATCCTGATATTGCTCGGCAGTGGAATGTCCGCGCTATTGCCAGCGCGAGGCGGGAGCCGCTGGGCATAGGGAAAGTGCGCGAGATTGAGAGAAATCATGTCTACGCACGCACGGCTACGCTTATTGACTTTACCCGTGCTATCGAAGCTGAACACGGCATTACCGGTGAGCCTAAACACCAGCAGGATGGACCGGAAAGCCGCGCCAGTGCTGATACCCAGGGTGTGCATAAGGTTCAAGAAAGCCTGCCATCGGCATTACCGATACCAGCCCCAGAACAGAAGTGGTTGCCGATTGAAACAGCGCCGAAGGATGAGCGCAAGCCATTCCTTGTACTGCTGCCGGGTAATGACGCGGCTGATTATCTAGTGCTTCAGGTATCGGCGTTCGAAGGCAATATGTACCCGGACCACCTGGGCGGATCGATTGATTATGGGGATCGAGTAACTAATGCCGTGGGCTGGATGCCACTACCGCCGCCGCCAGTTGGAAAGGAGTCTTTGACTGGCGAACCTTCAAT